TTTTTCTTAGCTAAAGTAACACCAAGATTTAATAGTTACTTTTTCTACGAAGAAAATAAAGAAATATGGGATAGAGTTGATTATTTAATCACTACCGATCCTGAACTTATCGAGTCGAAACCAGAAGGTAAAAAGGTGGTAAAATTAGACAGACCATTTAACCATGAATTAGAAGGTGATGTGGTTGCAACGAACTTAATCGACTTAGTTGATAGTGAAAAGTTCAAAAAATTAATAAATTATATAGAAGAAAAAGAAAAAATAGAGGAATAATGACAGAAGAAAACGCACAAGTGTCAAACGATCAAATAGATAAAATGAAAATGTCTATTACAAAATTAAAAAACAGTCAATCTAAATTTCTGTTTTTTGTAACTAAATCAACTAATCCATCTGCTTCAATGTATGAAGTATATTTTCACGCTAATGTAGTGAAAAACATGGGTTTTGAAACAATCATACTTACTGATGAAGATGAATATGAAATACCATATTGGATTGATGAAGATTTAACAAAACTAGAGCATCAACCAATGAGTAAAGCCAAGCTTAATGTAGGGCCTCAAGACGTATTAGTTATTCCAGAAATTTTTTCTAATGTAATGGAGCAAACTAAAACACTTCCATGTATTAGAGTTGGATTACTACAATCTATTGATTACATGATGAATGGTTTAGTACCGTCTGTTGATTGGTCTTCATTTGGAATAAGTAAAGTAATTACAACGTCTGATACATTAAAAAATCTAGTTGAAGAGTTCTTCGGTAAAGATAAATTTGATGTGAAAACATATGATATTGGATTACCTGAATATTTCTATAATGACGATGCTCCGAAGAGACCAGTTATAACAGTTGTAGGTAGAAATCCAAATGAGATATCTAAGCTTATTAAACTTTTCTATGCTAAATATCCTCAATATGGTTGGGTTACTTTTGATAGTATGATTACTGAATCTAAGCCACCTAGATCACTTACTCGAAAAGAGTATGCAGATAGACTTAGAAAGAATTTCGCTGCGGTGTGGGTTGATAGAATTGCATCATTCGGTACATTACCAATTGAAGCAATGGCAAGTGGATGTATTCCAATTGGTTTAGTACCAGATATTACTCCTGAATACTTATTAGAAAAAGTCGTAAATGGTGAAAATGAAGACAGTGGTAGTGAATATACTTATGCTGAAAATTCAGGTGTATGGACTGCTGATTATTATTCATTACCTACATTAATTGGTAATACACTAACAAAGTATCTTGATGATACTATTGAAGACGATGTATATGAGAAAATGAAAACCATTTCTGATAAGTATAATCAAAAGAATTCTTCGGTACAAATATCTAAAATCTATAAAGATTTGATTGAAGAAAGAATTGTTACTTTAGAAAAAGCAATAAGCGATCTTGATGAAAAGAAAGCAGAAGCTGCTGATGTAGCATCAAAATAAACTAAAATATAATTAAATATAGAAAAATGAAATTAACTACAATTATACCTATACACGAAATGAATGAAGAGCTTTCAACATTATTTGTTAAAGCTCTTGAAAGTGTAGTTGGACAAAAGAAATATAATGTGAAAGATAATCTTACTATCTTAATTCCAGCAGCACCTGCTGCTGTGGATGTAGTGAATAAGGTTGTAGCTGAATATTCAGATCAGGCTACTATTGAGGTAGTCACTAATACTGAAGATACTAGCTTTCAAGGACAAATTAACTTTGCTGCCAAAAAAGTGGAAAGTGAATATTTCACAATATTAGAGTTTGATGATGAAATATCTGAAACCTACTATTATAATGTAGCTAAACACGCTAAACATTATGGTAACGTTGATATATTTCTTCCTATTATCATTGAATCTAAAGATGAAGATAAAGCAATTAAATTAACTAATGAAACTTGCTGGTCTAGATCATTTGTAGGTGAAAATGGTGAAATAGGATATTTAAATGCTGATGCATTAAATCAGTACACAGATTTTAAAATTTGTGGTTCAATATTGAAAACAGAAGAATTTATTAATTCTGGTATGTTAAAAACTAATATTGAATTAACATTCCAATATGAATTCTTATTGAGAATGTTAATGAATGGTAGTAATGTTTATATTATCCCTAAAATCGGATGTAAGCATCTAGTAACACGTGAAGGAAGTCTTTTTGATAGATACTCAAAAACATTGACATTAAAAGAAAGACAATTTTGGTTTAACACTGCTAAGAAGGAAGCGAATTTTCCTTCTGACAGAGAAATTGATACTTCAGAGTTGCTAAGTGTTGCAGAATAACCTTAGACAACTTTAAGTATGGATGACAGTTAAAAAAAAGAAAAGAGTAGTAAACAAAAAGAAATATTTTGCAGAAAGAGAAGAGCAAGCAGTATTAGATTATAAATATGCTGACACCCATGAGGAAAAGCACCGCATTTTCAATGAGATTTTGCGGAAGCCTTTCCAAGTCATGGTCGAAGCAATACTTAGAAGATATCAACACCACATTGGTAACTATGATATTAAAGAAGTGGAAGCTAACGCTTATTCACATCTTGTAGAACAATTTATTAAATTTGATGAGACACGTGTTGGTAAAAATGGTAAAAAGGCAAAAGCATATAGTTATTGTCAAACCATTGTAAGAAACTTCTATAAGGATCATAGTGAGAAGAGTTATAAAGAAAATACTCAAATATTAAGTTGGGATGATTATTCTGATACCGTAATGGAAAGACAAGAATATCTTTACGAGATTGATGACACCAAAAAAAGTGATTTAGAAGAACTCATTGATTTAGTGGTAAAGAATATGCGTGATAGAATTGATGAAGATGGAACTCTCAAGAAAAATGAAATTATTGTTGGTGAAGCTATTATAAATGTATTGAGTAATTGGCACATTCTATTTCTTGAAGAAACGCCTGATGGAAGGGTTAACAAGAAAATAACTAACAAATATCAGAAAAATAAAATACTTCAGTTGTTGAAAGAACAGACTAGGCTTAATACTAAAGAGATTAGAATGTCCATGAAACCATATAAAGAAATTTACTTCTTACAAAAGAAAGATTTCTTTATGGACGAATAACTATTTGTCTCTTGGGTATTTATAAATAAATATAATAAGATGCCTAGAAAAAAAAGACATAAGTTTAAGTTCGACCAAGATAGTGTTAATTTACTATTGCAAGAATGTTATGATGATTCTAGAAATACTAAAGCCAAGATTGTTGCCCTGTTTAATAAATGGGAGCAACATGCTACCGAAGGTGGTGAAATTGCAGCAATCGGTGACCAAATAGCAAAACTATTAGGTGCTGAAGCTAAGAACCTAGATCAAAAAATCGTTATTTTAAGATACCTTAAAGAAGTTGTATTTGAAAATGAAAAAATGCAAAACAATAAAACTGAGGTTGGTGACGAAGTACGTAACAGTCTAATTAAGATGGTTAGAGACGCAGAAAGTAAGAAGAAAAAAGAGAATGAGTCTAATAAATGATAAGAAAAGTATTTTTACCGAGATTGGTGCATTTAACTCTATTAGTAGTAGCGTTGAATTACCCAATTCAAGTAATTCACTATCCTCTGTTAATAACAGCAAGGAAATTGCTGCCTTTCTTTTAGATATACTCGTTACATTAGTTGGTAGTGGAGTCCTAAAAAGAGTTACTGGTGAACTGTTAGGTGATTTCATTACCGAAACTAAACCAACATTAAAAAATGCACTGAGTGATCAATTAATTGATTTCAATAGTAATGATTCGCTACCTAGTGATTTTTCCACTAATGGATATACTATTCCAGCTAAAGACATTGATGTATATGGTAAACTAAAAAGTGATCCTGCTTCCGATATTGGAAGTCAAGTATATACTGATGGCAGTACGAATACTTTTGATAGAAAAGCATATCAAGCAATTGTTACGCCAAATACTGAGGTGACTTATGGAGGAATCAAAATACTCTATAATGATGCTAGTGATGAATTCACTTTTAAACCAGTAAATTCATCAGTGACGATTGGAAGTTTTATTAATACTTTTGTCAATGGTATGGTTCTTTTTGATAAAAAAACATTTATCACTGAAGTACTTAATATAATTTTTGGAACTAAAAGTGCTGCTCAAAACAAAACCGAGCAACAAATACTAGAAGAAATTAAAATCAATAAAACATTACAAAATTTTATTGATGAAAAAGAAGAATTGACAATATCTGATGATGAGTTAAATGAATTAGAAAATCAAGCTAGACAAATCAGCCAAGGGTATACTGAAGTATCAATTGGATGTTGTGATATTCTTAGAGGATCAATGAGTGTTGAAGATATGACTGATCTTAACACTAGATTTAGAAATGCTGCTAATCCAGATGAAGCAGGTAATATTTTAAGTGATGGTGTTTCCAATAGTTTTAGTGGTGATGATGCTGATGATGCAGAAGAAAATGAAAGAACAATTAAAGATGGTATAATCAAAAGAATTATCAATGCAATAATTGCTATTTTAGCTGCAGCTATTACAACATCTCCCGAAGCAAGATTTATTCTGCTAATAACTAAAGGATTTAAAAATAATGGTGTTATACCAAATGGTAACCCTACTGGTGATTTAATCAATTTTAGAGTATTAATTAAATGTCTAATAAAAAAAGTTAAAGAATTGATCTTTGAGTTTTTATTTAATTTAGTAAAAGAAGAGTTAATAAAACTAATTATACCGATAAGTAAAAGAATACTTAGAGAAAAAATAAATCAATACATCGGAGTTCTCCGTACTTTAATTGGATTTGGGTAATGGCAACAGATTTTTCAAACATAGAATCAATAATTGGATCAATAACGACAATTTTAAAAATACAAACTATCGGTGGTGCTACTACAGTACCTTCACCATTAATATTAGCTGGTGCACCTTTACGTAGTGGACTTAGCCCAACTAAAATAGCATCTAGAATTATTGCTCGTAAAAGTGAAGCTGGTCTTCCTGTTGGTGCATTACCTTCTGGTGGTGCTAGTCCTGATGAACTAATGGAAAGAATTAGAGTGGAAGAAATTATTAAAGCAATACAACAAGAAAGTGTTGTAACAGTTGCAATTAGACCCGGTATTACATTAACTGCTGCTGGAGCTAGTCCAGCAGGGCCTGTTACAGTATTTGGATCAACAATAACATTAGCATCAGCAAGAGGGATAATACAATAATGGCTAATTTAAAAGAGTATACTGAAACTGAATTATTAAAATTTATCAATGATGCTGAACGTGATCATAATGATAAAAAAGAGGTCATAAAAAAAGTTTTAACCGAATATAAAGAAGTAGAAGAAAAACTCAATAATGAAATCAATTTATTAGATGATATTGAAGTTAGATACGTAACACTGATGGAAGAATTAAGTAGTAGAGCTAAATAATGGCATTTGAAAGAAAAATAACGCAAACATCTGATCCGTATAATAGAGTCGGTAATAAAGCAACTAATGTATCTAATGTGTATTGGGGTGAAGTAGTATCAATTGAAGATAATACTGATGGTGGTAGAATAAAAGTTAAAATAGCTGAGTTAGATACTCAAACACCAAACGAAAACTTACCGTATTGTTATCCGTTAATGCCTAAGTTTTTCCATGTGTATCCTAAAGTAGGTGAGGTTGTAAGAATTATTATTGAAGATACAAACTCTCCACAAAGAAGTAGATATTGGGTTGGTAGTGTCATATCTCAATTGCAGAATGTTAAATATGATAATGTATTTAGAGCATTATCGACAACCAATGTTAAACAAACCGAACCATTAAAAGCCATATCAACATATCCAGAAGCTAGAGGTGTATTTCCAAATAAACAGGATATTGCATTAATTGGTCGTGATAATACCGATGTAATATTAAGAGAAAAAGAAGTACACATAAGAGCTGGAAAACATGAAATTGATAATGTTCTAGTTTTAAATAAACAAAATCCAGCAACACATTCATTATACTTTGAAGAAGTGAGTGGGGAAACAAGAAGTATGTCATTACATCTAGCAGATAAAATTGCATTAATTGCTCATGAAGGTATACCTAAATTTAGAGCTGCTGATCTTGATGTAGATGAAAGAAATAGGATTATTAGTAAGGCACATCCGATGGTGCGTGGTGATGTGTTGGCAGAAATACTTGAGGTTTTTAGAAAAGCAATATTGAATCACATACATCCATATTCTAATTTACCTTCGGATAAATCAGGTATTATTCTTGATTTAGAAAAGGTTAATCTAGAAAGCTTTAAACAAAATAACATCTTGATTAATTAAAACATTGACATTATAGATTTTTTTGTGTTATATTGCACTCATGAGTCTTCCAAATGTACCTATTGAATTTTTTACGACATTTAATGAAGTGACTTATTACGATGAACCACATAAATATTTTGTGGGTAATAAGGAACTAATTTCGATGACAACGTTGATTAAAAAGTATAAACCAGCTTTTGATATTGATTTTTGGTCATTAAAAAAAGCACAGGATTTTAACTTAGATCAAGAAACCATTAAGTACCTTTGGAACTTTAATAATGACCGAGCTGGGATAATGGGAAGCATACTACATGATTATGCCGAGAACATGTTTTTAAATAAAGTCTTCCCATACCCCATGAACACCGTCCTAGATCGATTTGGTCACGATGCTACTAGAGAACTATTCGAATTTAAGAAAGAACGCTTTAATAGGTTCTATGAGCTTACTAAGAACCGACTGTATACAATACGTACAGAATATGTAGTTTGGGATAAGGAATTTGATCTTGGTGGTATGGTCGATCTTTTAATGTACAATGTGAAAACAGGTGACTTTGAAATATGGGATCATAAAACCAATAAAGAATTTACTTATAAGTCAAAACATGGTAATTTTTATAATCCACCTTTTGATTATTTAGAAGATTGTAAGTTTACTGAAT